AAAAAAAGTTTTTAAAAGTTGGGTAAATGAATAGCTTTTTCTAGAGTTTGTTTTTTTGGAATCAAGTAATTAGAACCTCTTTTCCTAAGATATAAAAGAAAAATGTCTATTCTAGTGGAGGTAGATTTTGAGCCTATCGTGTAAGAATACTCCTTTATTTCCTATGGATTAATAACTTTTTATTCTTTTAGGCCTTTAAATGCGAATCAAATAGAATTTAATGGTCAAGTGTTTGATTGTAACCGTTGCGCTCCCGGTATTTGTTGTAATACAGCTCCCGGATGTATTCCTCTTTGTCAACAATGTTTACGCTGTGCTTGTCAAGGGAAAGGAGTGAATCAATGTGGTGTTACACCTGGATGTAATGGAATTTGCAGTGTTTCACAAGGATGTAATTGTCCTAGCCAAGTCACAAATAATCCAATTTTTGGACCTAGAACTAGAAGAAATATGACTTGTCAAGAAGCACAAGCTCTCATAGCAAACCCAGATCAAGAAGCGAGAATATTTAACAGAGCTGCTATAGAAACACAATGTGATCCAGATAAACGATTAGATTGTTGTAAAGGAGCTCCGGGGACTACGGCTGCGTTATGTGGTCCTGTTTTTGGACCACAAAACCTACTTGGAGATTGTGATAACATCATGCAATCCTTTTGTACATCAAATCCTGAAGATCCTTTATGTGCTTGTTTAGTTAGCGAGCTTCCAGTTCCTGAGTGTACTTCAGTTCCATGTAGAAATACCAATGCGTTTAAATTGAGTTCACAACTTTCAAATCAGTGTCAAGGAACCTTTGTTACTTGTACACAAGTGTTTGAATTATCAGAGGACGCTAGAAATAATTTAGTTGATCGTAATACGATTCTTCAAACTTGTAATGTAGATCCGATTAATCCAACGGGAGCATCAAATCCTATTCAAGGAACCCCTTCTTCATCTCTTGGAATATCCGCTATTGTAGGAATTTCGATAGGAATTGTACTTGCAGTTGTTATAATTATTGTACTTGCGGTTCTCGCATCGGAAGGAAAACTATCTACCAAGAAAAAAGTTCCAAAAAAGAAATCGACAAACAAAAAGAGTTCATCTTCTCAAAAAAAGAAACCAGCAAAGAAACAAACCAAATAAATGAATAAAACTTTTATTTTAAACTAAAGAAGATTACTTTCTTTTGAGTTGCTTCAAAGCTATTCAATAAGATATTCTTTCTTTGGAAGGAAGTTTCATAACTTTTAATTCCGATCGATTGACACAACCTCTTCCATTCTTTTTTTCCTTTTTAGGAAGTCATTAAATCAATGAAATAAAAAGATTGGTATTAACGATTGAAAAATTGAGTTTTTATTAAGTTTATAAGAACAAATAATCAAGTTATTTGGATGACTTCTGTAACTTCTTTTGTGCTTTAAGTTCTTCTTTTTGTTTCTTCTTCTCTTCTTTGGTTTTAAGTTTTCCGTAAATACACCAATCTACACAATCATTATCAAATTCAAATACTTCGATAGGTGTTTTTCTCTTTTGAATAAAGATATTAAATTGTAATGCCTTTCGAAGTGCGGTTCTTGGTTCTATAATTCCTACACGTAATAAACCACCATCGGCAAACTTTTTTGAATATTCTAATTGTTGGAGTATTGCTTTTACTTCAAAGTTTTCTAAATTCGAAATGTCAAGAAGAAAACTAGTTCTTTCTTGATGATAAACTTGTTCTACATAGTTGAAGAATCGTCTAGCAAGAATTGCCGTATAATTGTCACTTAGTAATACAAAAGAATAAAAAACATTTGGAATGTTATCTTCATAGGTTTTAAAAGAAGAACCTAATTGTTTCATTCCCATCGCTTTTAAATAGTCTAAAGTATACATATGACCAGAAATATCTGGATCTTTTTTACTCAAAAGAAAGTCAATCGGCATTACTTCCTTCAATTCATCTTTTTCTGATTTACTGTTGGAATTATTATCGCCTTCCATTCTTTAAAGCGCTTATAGCAAAAAAAATTACTTGACTTCTAAGTCAACTATGAAAGTTTTTTATACAACAGACAAACGTTAAATGAGAACAAAAAAAAGGCGATGTGAGTGAAACAAGGATATTGTATTTTTGAATTGAAGTTTATTTCAAAAAAGGCTTGTCCAAAAAAGTAGAAGTGAACAAAGAAAAAAACAAAGATACGTTCAAAAATTTTAATACTCTACCTGTTTTCAATACAGAAGTCTTATCCGGATCTAAACAATGAACGAACAAGAAGAAGACAATACTCAAGATACTGATAACAACTCGTTTACGAGCATACCAATGTCTACATCCGACTTTCTATCATCTTTAGAAGAACAAGAAGAAAATGATGAAGAAACATTATCCGTTCCATTTTCAGATTATGTATTAAACGACATTGAAATGTGGGAAGACGAACAAGAAGAAGACAAAGAAAAGAGTCAAAAAGAAAAGTTTTGGTTTGTACAAATGTATTTTATTAAAGATTCACAAAAGAAAATATTGAATATCAAAATGAATGAAGATGAAGAGAAGGATAAAATAGAATTATCAGTAGATCGATGTTTTGGTGTAAATGATAAAGGATTTCGATGTCCTTCATTTACGTGTTTAGTTCATCCTTATTGTATGGAATGTACAAAAAAGTATTATAGAGTTAGAATATCTATACAACCTGACAATCGATTTTCTTTGTATTGTTGCAGCCCACCTGATCCAAATTCTACGTCCATAGATCCTGAACCGATTTTTAGAGAAGGATCAAAAGTAGTTCCTTTATTTGGTGAAATCTTAACAAAAATAAACCTATGTAAACGTTATCCTTTATTAAGAGCAAAAGATATTATGCTTCAACATGTTATCGAACTTAATAACAATTATTTCTCAGACACGATTAGGTATAGAGGACCTGGATTCTATTCTAGAAGATCGAAAAAAGGAAATGTTAGACTAAGGTCTTTTGGAGATCACGCATGGCTTGTTGCTAAAAAACAAATCTATCATGGAGAAGAAATTATTCTCGAAGATAATAACATTGTATATACCATGATACCTGAAACAAGTCAAACCAAAATTCATAAATCAGAATCTGTCGAAACTACTCAATCGAATAAAGACAAACACACAAATTCAAAACCTAAATCGTCTGTTTCTATCATGTTACACCATCACCAAATAGGATAAAAAAAGATCCTTTTCCTCAAAATCTTTTTGTTGTTGTATTTTTATTAATTTTTGTAAACTATCAAAAAAAAAGTCGGTTTGTTTATAATACAGAAGAAAGAATGAAATAAAGCAAAGGTTTAAGATCCTATTTCAATGACTTTATAAGAGCTTTTTTCAAGATTGATTTTAAAGATTCTACGAATTAACTTTTTAGCAAAAGAGAGCTTTGTAGTTTCTTTAGATAACTTTATAAAGTCTTTTTCAACTGAGAATTTTTGAGCGATAAGAAAAACATCATCAGAAGGAAGAAATTGAAAGTTTTTTCCTTTTACAAAAACCAAATCAGTGGTTATAGTTGTGTTAAGATTTTTGAAATCAAGAGACGGATATTGAAACATGAATAAAGTTGTAATCCTCCAATAAGCAGCCCAATGTTTAGCGTTTTCTATTAAACTAGTTTTTGTAACATTTTCATTTTCGGAAACATCGTTTGTCATCCAATTAGGAACCCAAGTTTCGATAATGTAAAAACTATTTTTATCAAACGATTCTTCATTGATTAAAAAGTTTCCAAACAAAGTAATTGCTTCATTTTTTGTAGACTTTGCAGAGAACTTTGTAGTTTTCTTTTCAATCTCAAAATCTGGATTAGGAAGATTCAAATATTCATCAAGCAAACTATCAAACTCTGTACTTATGTTATTCTCTTCAATAAATTTAACAAAATCGGAAGTATCATCATTGTTTTCTTTAGCATCTTTATAATCGCTACATATAGATTCTACTACTGAAATCTTTGCAGCACTTGATTCTGAATAACTCATTAAGCTAAGGATTAATTGAATACTTTTTTTTAAACGAATTAGAAATCTAATAAATAGTGGTTCGAAATAACATTTATTTTTTAGAAACACAACTTGCCCATTGAATGGTTTGTGATGGTTTTTTGTTGTTAGGTCTTGGAGCTGTTAAAGTATCCGAATCGATTGAATTTGGGGTTGTAATACATTCTTTACCATCATCGTTTACATAAACATAAGGAACATTACGAGGTCTTTGTTCTTCAGACTTTTTCGAAGTAGTTGACTTCCACTTTTTCTTTTCTGTTTCAATCAACTTTTTTCGTTTTTCATCAGTAAAAGTCATGTTGATCCAATTCTTTCTAGTTTCGACCAAGTAGTTGTAATAGTTTTTAAAGCTATCGTTTGTAACAGGATTAAAACTAGTTAAAGGAACAAAGGTTTTGTTTTGTTCAGAAATAGAAGGTATAGAAAAGTCTGTAGAAATGTAAGCCATGGTAGGTTTTGATTTCTTTTTAGCAAATTGTTTTGGAACCATCTTTCCAAATAATATTTCAATCAATTCATCCGAAATAGGATATTTTGTATATCCAGGAGGACTACAGTTTTGTGAGTGACTTTTTTGGTAGATTCCGTCTACTCTAAATTCGAATAAGGTACGATTATCATGATGTCTTTGACAAGTAACACACCAACGAGAAGGTGATGTAGCACTTACTCCTTTATCTAAATCAAGTCGGAAAATATAATTGCTTCTTCTTTTCAAACCACCGTCTGGTTTAACACCATGATAAACTCCATTCTCTAATTGGTAAATAGCTTGTAAAGCTAAATTCATTTCATCAGAGTTTGCAGAATACATTTGTCCTAATTTCGCAGCGGTATTACTTGCTATTTTACTTTGATCACTTGTTTTTGGTTCAAGAGGTCTTTTTTCTTTTATCGATAACGAATCTAACCAAACATTCAAGTCTCCTAAATCTGTAGGCCATGTCCATTGTTCTTTAAGAGGTAATGTTTTTGGATTAGCTCCTGTACGAATAGAAGTTGCTAAAATGGCTTGTTTACGATCTTTACATAACCAATCCATAGAAGTATCGATTTCTTCATTAGCGTTCATTACAAATATTGGTTTATAAGATTGTCTAGATAAAACTTTTTTACGACCTCCACATTTTGAACATTCTGATGTTAAGTTAGATAGTGATTTTTGACCCTTGTTTCGATAACTAAAGTAATCATAAATTTCTTTTTGTTCTTGTTGTTTATCTAAGAAATCACTTGTAGCCGCACAATCAGAACATCCTTTTACTTTAGAACAGTAAAGCATTCTAACTCCACCAAGTCCTTTTAATACACCAGAATCCAAAACTGATTCCCATGTATTCTCTCCCTTTTCGACTTCTCTATATCCAATAGATCGAACGCATTCTTGTAACAAATACTTTCTCATCAGTAATGCTTGTTCTGATGTAACTCTACATCGACCAATTGAATAAATGTGTAATCCCAATCCCCATTCTTTTTCTCCTGTAGCTTTTATTCCTTCCTTTTTTCCAGAAGTAGCAATTAAAATTCTGTAACGATTATTTCCTGTTCCAGATCCTTCCCATTCATTATTTATGTTATTCCATTTCTTTTCTTCTTCTTTTGTTGGTTCTTTAGCAAAATGGGGAAAGAACTTTTTCAACGTTCTTACAAAACATTTACCAACGTTTATCATTAATTTGCCCAAGTCTTTTTTACTAGGCTCTACGGTCCATTTGAAATCACAATCCATGAAAAACTTGAATAATGGTTCTGATAAACATTCAGCAAAACAAAAGTCTTCCGGGTCTTTTTGTTCTTGACCTCCAGGAAAGATGCTTTCATAATAAGAAAGCAATAAAGCAAGACTTTCTTCCATAGGAACGGAAATAAACAATCTAAGTCCCATAAAACCATTTGTCTTTGTTTTTGTAGAGCCTTTTTTTACTTCATATTTGCGTAAATATTCCATCAGCTTTAATGCTTTTTTAGTATCTCCTGTTCCTCTGTCTTTGATTGATTCCATTCTTGATTCAATAAATGATAAATCTTTATCATCAGGCTCTTCCATTTCTACTTTTTCAGATTTATCGTTGCTCGAATAAGACATATTGCTTTCTTGTGAAAGCTCATTCATTAAAATAGACACTTCTTGCATAGTTTGAAAGTTTGAATTAGTTCTAGACATTGCTTTCTTTTCAGTCTCTATGCTTGAATAATCCATGCTTTGTGTAGTTTCATCTTGAAGGATCGTTCTTTCGGGTAGCTCCATGTTTTATGTTGATGTCTCTTTCTAACCTTTTATCTTAAAAATTAGAATACTCAACAAAAATAGCTAATAAAATTTTTATTTTAGTCTGCAAGTCTGATCTTTTTCGCCGAAAATTCTTTTATACGTTCTTAAAATTCAAAAATAAATAGAAAGAAAGAACGAACAAGTAAAGACACATAAACGAAAGAAATCAATAGGATTTTTATTAACAAAAAGTATGGATAATTCACAATGGAAGAAAATCTTTCAAACTCCAGTGAATTCAGATGAGTTTATTGAAATATCTTGTACCGATGGATTACTTTATGTTCAGAAACTTGTTCTTTTAGAAATCGCTTCAAGTTTGAAGGAAAAGATTCAAGTTTCAAATACAAACAAATGTTTAAAACTGGAAGTTGCTTATGAACAAAGTGTTGTCTTAAACATACTGAAGAATATGAATTACCAGAGAATGTAGAAGAAAGAGTTTCTAATTTCCTTCTTGCAAAAGATTAGGGAATAGTAGACTTAATTGCAAAGATAAATACGTTTATTATAGATGATATCAGTTTTTCTGATCGCTTTAAATTGGTCGTTTTGGCCAAAGGGTTTGAGCTTGATCATATTTAATCAAAAGCTAGAAAACGTATAGGCGAATTGATTAAAAAGTCTGAAGGAAATAATTTATATGTAAATTGTCTTTCTTTAACGAAAAGAGAGTTAGCTCTTATTCTTTGTCACATTAATGCTTTGAATTAATAAAAGACGTTTTTATTCATCAAAAAAATTAATCAAGTTTTCAAAAGACAAATCATAAATAGTAAGAATGTCCGAAGAGAGATGGAGAAAGGAGATAAAGTACATAACCGATAACTTTTCTAACGGATTCTTGGTTACTTCTTCTAAACAAAATGCAATCACTATGTCATCGTATTTAGAAAAAACCGATGGATTTAAAAGAGAGTTTTATTTTTGTCCAAAAGAAGAGAAAGAGTTTTTAATCAAGAATTTTTCTTTTGTGTTTCAAGGAGTTGATCCATCGAATGGTTGTTGGGTTATCAAAATCGATTTAAAGCAATTTGAACACGCAACTATACATGACGACGGTGAAGAGGAAGAAGAAACCAAAGACATAGATAAAGAGATTGAAAATATACAAGGCAAATCAACAAACGATTTAATTAAAACTAGAAGTTTCGTTTTACAGACAGAAAATACAGATTTAGCGAATCAAGTATGTTATGGAGGAATGTTTTGTGATGGATGTACAAGTTCAAAAATGAAACTAGATCCATTTCTGAAAGATAAAGTATGTTTATTAAAAGATAAAACGATTGATTATGAATCAATCAATCATTCTAAAGTCGATGGTTATTGGTTACTGATTACACATTCAAAGAATGATCGAAAATTATCAAATCTTTGGATACCTAAACTTCATTCAATTTCCGTTTTTGAAATTAAAAAAGAAAAGAAACTAATTAAACTAACGGACAGCTTGCGAAAAGAGAATAGATCTTATTTTGTTTATTGGTTAACTTTGGATTCTTCAAAACTAGTAGATAAATCAATCTCGGAATTAAAATAAAGCCTAATTTTATAGCTTAGTTTTCAATTTTTACTTTGAATCTTTTTATTAGGTTTAAATAAGAATAACAATGTCTTCAATCACAATGACAACAGATCAAAAAATATGTGTTTGTATTTCTAACGTTTTAAGTAGTTGCGGTCAATCAACAAATTATACAGTTAGTTGGAGTTCTACAAATCCTTCTGTAGCAAGTGTTACAGATGGAGGTTTAGGATGTGTAGCAATAAGAGGTTTAACAAATGGAACAACTACTATCATTGCAACTATAACTCCTCAAGGAGGAACGCCTTTTCAACAATCATTTCCAGTAAACGTAACAAGCATAGGAAATCCACAAAGCAACAACCTTACTTGTGGAAGCTTTAGCCCTCTTAGTATTGGTGAAAATGTAGGAAAAACAAATAATATAAGCTGCGGAAGTATAAATCCTATTGGATCTACTGGCCAACCTTTTGGAACTGCTAATAATAACAGTTGTGGTTCTATAAGTCCTATAGGATCTATAGGATTTAATTATCCTTTTACTACAAGTCAACCTTGCTTTAGCGTACTACCCTAAACATTCTTATTTCTGTCATTTTTAATCATCAAAAACCAAACTTTTTTTTATTTATTCTCACAATAAAAACTCATCATTGTTATAACGATAACATTCAGTAGTTAAGGTTGTTTTGTTTAAAATGGAATTGAAGAAAGAAGAAAAGGTTTTAAGTGTTGGACTTTCTGGAAAGTATGGTTCTGGAAAAGGACAAGTTTCTACCTTTTTAGTTGAATTAAGTCCGAAAACAAAAGTTTTACCATTTGCAAAATTGTTAAAAGACTATGTATCTTTGCTTGGAGGAATTGATCCATTATTACTTTATTCTGACGAAGGAAAACAAAAACCAAACATGATTCAAGAGAAACGATCATTTGATGAACTAAAACCAAAGATTGTTGAACTATTCGGAGGTTATGAATTTAAAAAAAACCAATTAGAAGAATTAAGCAAAGAATGTATTGATTTTATGGATGGAAACAGTAGCTGGGGTAAAACTCTTCAATTTGTTGGAACCGAAGTTTTTCGTAACAAGGTTGATTCTGACTTTTGGATTAAAGTATGGAAATTAAACTATGAAAAATATAAAGAAACAGGAGTTATAGTTGATGACGTTCGATTTAAAAACGAAGTCAAATTATTAAAAGAGTTAGGATTTCAAATTTGGAGAATAAATTCTCCGATAGAAGAAAGAATGAAAAGAATCAAAACAGTTCGAGATCCAAATCATATTTCTGAAACAGAACTTGACGACTTTAAAGAATTTGATAAGATTATCTATAACGACTCTTCTCTCGAAGAATTAAAGAAGAGTGTTACTTGGCTTTATTATTGCTAACTCTCTCAAATAAAAAAAGACTTTTTCACTTTCATACGATGTGTTCCTATTCTGGTTAGTAGGTCAGCTTTTTACTAAGGTCAATAAAAGTTTTCGAGACTTGATTATTCTGAAACAACCACAAAAGAAAAGAAACAACGTTTAAGAAGAGAGAAATAACACATGGATACAAAAGTCGAATATCCTTTGATTGTAGAAGATCTTCCTATTTATCAGTTTGTTAAAGAGAAAAAACAAAAGAGAAAGAGCCCCGAAAAAGAAGAACCTAAATTAGTCGAAGAAAAAGAAGAAGATTTTATTGATGAGGAATTTTATAAAGAAGATTATATTACTTTAATGGCCGAAGCATTAAAAAAAAGGGAAGGATATGGAACTGGAAAAGATATTCTTGATTGGATTTGTGATCATTATTTGATCAAAGACAAGAAAAAGTTATCTTATACAATCAACGGAATCCTATCTTCGTCAAAATACAAAAACATCTTCTTTAGACAGAAGGGTTCTCAACGAGGAGAAAGAGCCGTTTGGAAATTAAATTCCTTCTTTCCTGTTAATTCTTTAGAAGTTAAGAAAGAATAAAAGCGGATTATTTGTGATACAAGACTTGTCTTTATTTATTCATAAGAATTTCATTTTCGATTCACAATAATTGCTTGTTTCAAAAGATCAATCTCCTTCTCCAAATCAGCAAACTTTTTTTCAAACGATGAGCTCATATCTTCAAGTCTTGAGACCTTTTTTTCATATTGATCAACGATTTTTAATTTTATAGTTGCTATTTCTTGATGTAGTCTTTCGTTTTCTTGCTTAACGGCCTTATATTCTTGAAGAGTCTTCAAAAATTCTTCTCGATCTTTGTTAGTGGTTTGTTAATCCATAGCTTGATTTTTACGGTGATCTTAAACGTTACTCATTCTTTGTAAAGTTTCGTTTTTCGAAAGCAAAAAAGAAAAACAGTTTTTCTTTCTCCAAAAGAAAAAGAAGTGATGGAAGTTACAAAAAACGGCTGTTTAAAGTTTGAAACGGTTGAGATTAGTTTAAAAGAATTGATTGTTCGACTTGATGTGTATTGGAAGTTTTTAGAGTTTTGTCATAAAAGATTCTCTGATTATGAGTATTGTTTAAAAACATGGCCAGAATTCACTTCAAACGTAAAAGACCAAGATTTAGGAGTTATACGATATAACCATATATATCATCAATACCAAATATGTTACAAAAACAGACCTATGGTTTTTTTATGTAGAGATATCAACATTGTTCCTTTGAGAAAATCTTTTGAAGAAGAAACAAAGCTATCCTTTTCTTGGATACCGATAGAATGTGTACAAGTTTTTGCTTGGGTTCAAAATGATTGTTATATTAAACAATTTGAACAAATCTACGGCAAAAAGGTTGGTGAGAAGCTCTTTTGGAGATTCCACGATGACGAAAGACCTTGGTTTCTTTGGTGGAAAGAACTCTCTACCGAGAATAGAAAGTTTTTAATATCAGAATATTTGGCTTGTATGAAATACGAGCCATTATATATGTATCAAATTGCCTGTTATTCTTGGATCAAGATCGATTACTTGCAGAAACAAGTCAAATAAAAAATTTCTCAATTCGAACAAGAATTGTATTCTTATTTTCAAGTTTTTTTGCAAGCTAAATAAATAGATTAAAGTAGATTTTAAAATTAAGAATGTTAAAAAGTATGTTACATTATTCAGAAGAGCTTTCCAATTTTGGAAATAAAGCTCTTTTAACAACCAAGAATTTAGCGATTATTCTAAATTTCCTTTCAAAACGATGGGCAGGATTTAAATTGGCATTAGGTTTTATTGATTTTATCTTCCATTGTTGTTCCTTGTTGTTCTTATTCTTTGGAACATTAAGTACCGTAGTTCATTTTTCTATCGCTTGGAATACTCTTATTACTTCCTTCTTTTTGTTTGGAATATCCGTTTTATTCGTTTACTTGGATGCAACATTAGATGTATTCTGTTGTAAAGAATTTGAATCATTATCAAGTCGATTAGAAAACTTTTGTTTAAGAATTCAAGACAAAAAATCAGACAATTTGATTCTCGAAGAAATTCAAACTGAAACACAACTATGGAAGGCTAATTACAAAAACTCTATCGTTAAAGTTGTTGTTTTCATAACGACTTTTATTATCAAATTTAATAAGGGTCCTTTTTCGATACAATAATAAACATTTTAATGAGAAAGAACATTAGTTCTTGATTCTTCTATAGCTATTATTTTATTGTCTTGAATTAACCGGCCAGCTTGTTTTTTTGTAAGATAGGCACAATAGAATGAACAATTCTCACAATGTAAGATTAGTTGAAACGATTTATCAGGAACAAACTCAGGTTTTGTTTGTATCAAGTATTTAACTTTAGGATTCAAACTCAGGAAACTTTTTAGCCTTTTCATCGTCTCTCTGCTTATAAGAAAAAAGATGTAGGATGTAAGTAACTAGAATAAACCATTCAAAGTTTTTTTAAAACAATAATTGATTAACCTTTTTGAGATCGACAAAAAAATAAGAATGAATCTTTCATCGGCTTATGATACGTTCAATAAAAACCAAGACAATGGAGAAAGCCTAAACAATACACAATGGATTGATTCTTTATTTCCTAGCATAGGATTTCGAGAAGACGAATCAACTGATTCGTTTGATTTAAGAAATGAACAAGAAATAACTAACAAACTTTCTGATTCGAGTTTTATAAAGAACTTGAAAGAGTCATTTGAATTGGTTGTAAAATTTTATGGCTTTGAGTTTAACAAAGATAAGCCTTTAAAAGTGGGAAAGTCTTCACAACAAGAACAACGATTTAATCTTTATTTTAAAAACAATCGAGGTGGTAAAAATTACAAAAGAATAACTCGAATATTGTTTTGCCTTGGAATCTTTGGACAAAAAGAGTTGTTTAGAATATGGAAGTTGACGATATTTAACTATCTAACTTTTGGAAGAACTAGTACAAAACCTTTGGGGGAAAAAGGAGATGAATTTTCATACCTATCACTTTGGAGAATGGCAAGATGTTTTGAGCAGAACAAATCTGATCTAGTTTATACGGAATCATCGATTATCGATATCTCTAAGAAATATGATAAAATTAGAGACTTTGTTTTTCAAATCAGAGATGTAGAAGATAAAAGCATTCAAGTAAAACTAAACGATACTGAATCTTTCTTGTCGGTTGTAACAAGAAATCAAACCTTTTTGATTTCACCAAAAACTACCTATGTATTTTATGCAATCGAAGGAATCGATAAAGTTGTTTCATTATCAAATCTCTATTGGCATATTACGTTTGAACCAAAATCATGGTTTGAAAAAGAAGAAGGTTTTAACCTGATTTTATCCGCATCGTTTATTATCAAAACATTAGAAACATCAGAGATTGATGGTTCTCTTTATCTCTCTTACTCATTGTCAACGGTTTTGAAAATCGAAAATGGAAAACCAATCTTTCAAGCAGGAACACCCGTAACCGTTCCAAAAAGAAAGCCTGTTGTTCCTCCTACTATAAAAGTAGGTCCTAAATTTATAGAGAATACACCTGCCGATCTACAAACTATAAAACAATTTCCTGTTTCTTTTCTTGTTCCTTTGTATTCTTGAATAAAAAACAATAACTTAAATAAAACATGTTTTGTTTCCATTAGAGAATAAGGTTTTCAAGTTTTGTTTAAAAAAGAGTTGTGTCTTTTAGTTTTCTGAAAGCAAGATGGCAAATAAGGATAAGGAATCTAGAATCGAAAGAGGATTGAATCAGAAATTGTTTTTCATCGAAAAGTTATGGAAAGAAAAGCAAGTTGATTTTGATGTTATGGGATCTACGGGTAATGTGTATAAAGTAACTTGTACTTCAAAAGAAAAATGGTTTTGTACTTGTCCAGACTTTGAAAAGAGATTACAAAGTTGTAAACACATTTATTTTGTAAAAATCAGAGTTTTAAAAGATATTCATTCTTGGGATGACTTATCTCGATTGAAAGATTTAGAAGTAGACAAAAAGTTAATGATTGGCGATGTTTTAAAACAAGCTTATAAAGAAACCAAAAATGAACCTGAAAAAAAGGATCAAGAAGAATCGGTAAAAGTAAAAAGAGAATGGATAGACCAAGAATGTATCGTTTGTTGCGAAGTGATGAAAAAAGATGATGAATCAAATCTTTTTACGTGTGAAACTTGTTCTAACAGTATTCACGGTAATTGTTGGAAGATGTGGTCAAAAGTAAAAACAAAATGTGTTTACTGTCGATCAGATTCTAAAACAAACAAAAGAAAGAGATTAAACGATAAAGATGAAGAACAGAATAATAACAAGTATGTAAATTTATTAAGTTTAATAAAGTTTCAAAAATAAGAAGACAAATCATTCTGAACATTAAAGTCGTTGTAGAATAATTGTGAGAAGAATTTTCTAAAGTTTTGTTCTAATGCTTCAAAGTCTTGAATTGTATTCGATTTAGAAAATCCTATAGAAGCATCCTCGTAACCAACTTTTCCAAAAATTCTTCCTCCAAAGAATTCTGCTTCATGTTCTTCTGTATCAACAGAAAAGTCTGTAGCTTTGTCAATATATCCTTCAATCGGTTGTTTTGTTTGTAAATATTCAAAAATGCTGTCAAATTCTTCTTTTCTTAATCGAATGTCTTTGTAATTTGAAGCAATATAGTTTGTAAAACTAGTTTTATATCCTTCATACTTTTTCCATGTCTCTTGTAGCCTTTTCGCTAAAGCAAGAACTTTAGGATTTTCTGTAAATTCTTTTCTTGTTTCAATGTCTTTTAACGGATTACGACCAGAATAATTTTCGCCTTGATTAAACTCTTTTCTTAAATCGACAATCTTTAATGGTTCGTTAGGATTTTCAAGCCATTGAAAGAACGAATAAAAAGCCAAGTTAATTTGATTCATGTCTTGAATAGAAATCTTTTTATCTGGAGAAAGTTGATAACCAACAAAGTTTGATATTGCTTTTTTTATTTCTATCATCCATTGAATTCGAAGAGGTAGAATCAAATAATTTTTTAACATCACAATGGTTTCAAGATCTGAAGAATCTACATCGCTAGGTAATTCTAAACTTGATAAATCTTCTGTTTGTTCTTCCGTTTGGAATAATCGTGATATAATATCTTCTATACTTGCTCCTGATTCTCCTTTATCTTGCATGTAGTCTTGAAAGTTTCTTGGTATCGTAAACATACCCATTAAACCGTATTTTATTGCTTCTTTACTTTTGTTTTTATATGATTGAATTTGTTTTTTCAAGTATTCAAAAAGTTTAGATTTTTCCACAGTCTTTATTTGAATAGTATTTGTTTCCAAGTTTCGAGTTATACTTAAACCTGATAAATTACGATAAAGTTGATTTGTTTCTTTTAAGCCTTCTACGGTTTCTAAAGCCTTGATTAGTTTATTTTTTATTAATAAAAACTCATTTTTCAATTCTATCAACTGATTTCGTACTATGTCTGCTTCTAGTTTTGTTCTTTTAAGCTCTCTTGATTGCGACAATAAATCATTTGTTTTATTCAATTTATCTAATCCCTTTTCTCTCGTACTTTCTGATTGTTGTACAATGTCGGTCAATAGATTCTCTATATCCGATTTAGAACTCTTAGGAATAGATTGTAACTTTTCCTTCAATTCTTTGTTTTCTTTTTCTAAACGTTCAATTGTTTCGGTTTTTGAAGCATTGTTTTTTAGAATGATAGAAATGTCTTGTTCAATATTGCTTCTTAATAAATTCAAGTCTTTTAAAAACTGAGAGTCTTGACTTAATGTTTGACTAAAAGAACTTTCTTTCGATAATATAAGTTTCGATCGTAGAGCTTGTCGAAATAGGTTTAAATCTTTTTCTAATTGGTGCTTATCGGGTATAAGAAAGGAAAGACTCTTTGCCTTTTGAGCTTCTTGGTATTCTTCAATAGTACGAACGATAGCGTTTGCTTCTATAATTAATTCTTCGGGTAAGTTAGTTTCGTTTATAAACTTGATTAATGTTTTCTTTGTTTGATCGTCAGAAGGATCGTTTTCTAAAGATTCAATCAATGAATCAAACGATTGAGACTTGTTCCATTTAGAACCATAAAAAGATTCTACTTGTTTACCAAACTTTCTTAGTCGATTCAGTAAATCGTTTGTTATTAACTGTTCTTTATTCAATTCAAATCCATTCAGAAATAGATTCGGTTTCAACGTAGCCTTTATAAATCGTACGAGTTCTTCTTGTTTTGTTTTTATTGCTTTTGTTAAAGTTTCGATTTCTGAATTGTTCAACGATTGTTGATTGAATAAATCAATTAGCGCTTTCGTTTGTTCTGTTAAAGTTTTTACATCCGAAGATAAAGATAATAGTTGAGTAGCTTCAAATCGTAGAGGATAAACAAAGAATTGAGGATAGAATGTAAAGTTTTCTTCTTCAAAGCGTTTTGCTAAAATGTACTCTTTAATGTTAAATCGATCGATTTGTCTTTGTAGCTTCTTTTCAATCTCAAATAAACGAAAACTTTGAACATAAGGGTCCTTTATGTTTGAAATAATATCGCTTTGTTCTTGTTCAATTTCGAATAAAAACTGTTTAGAATCATCTTCTATCGTTTGTTTTTGCTTTCGAAGAAACTCTATTGCTTTTTTTACAATGTTTGATTCTTCAAGTGTTTTGGTTTTTAACTTTGAAAAATAATCAATCTCTTGTTCGAGAATAGACTTGGATTTCTCTATGGTTACTTTGAATCTTTCAATTACTGTTAATACAGAGGTTGATTCAATAGTTAGATTAGGTTCTTTCTTTTCTGTTTTATTCAAAGAGATTGGAACTACGTTAGTCAATGTTTTTTTGGTTGAATAAGATGGAATAAGAAAACGATTAATTGGTTTTGGATCTCTAAAAATCGGAATAGTAGCAATGACTTTTCCTACGGGCTTTGTGTTAAAAGGTTGAATAGAATTGAATGCTCGATCATCTACTGAAACGGTTTCTTTTGGTATTTGGCTTAAGGAAGACTTTCTTTCTTCAGAAGTTGTAAGGTTTGCTTGTACTCCATTGTAAAGTAACGATTGTTTCTGTGATTTTATATTCAATAAAGAAGACATTTTCTTATTATTAAAAAACGAAAAAGACTAGATGTTTGTTTTTAAAATGAATAGTTTATTGTTATTTGGATTCTTTAATTTCTCCAAGAGGAAAGGTATAACCTTCTAAAAATTTTCCGTTTTTATAAAGAGTTGGTGCTGTAGGAAGGTTATCTAAAACGACTTCAAAGGCGATTTTATAATCCTGGATTAAATCGGATGAAGCCTCTGGATTTTTTATGAATGGATTTTCTTGGTAACTAGTATCCTTAGAAACTTGACCAATTTTTGATTGGATTGAGATGTCGCTTGGTAATTGAGTGATTGAAAAATCTATTTCATAAAGTTTTACAACGGAATTTTTAATTTCATTAATGTTAAATGGCATAAATGGCTTTATAGCTTTGAAATAAGAATCGGCGTCTCCAGCGAAAGCAGTTATATTAGATTTAATAACCTGTGGATCTTTCGTAGGATCTGTAATGTTTTTTACTTTCTTCAATAAATCTTCGTAATTTCCGCTAAATACTTTTGAAACTAACTCAAAAACATTGTTGTATTTAACCCATAGATCGAATAAAAGTTTTATAGTATCTCCAAAGTCTTGTTTAAAATCTTTTAGTATTTCGATCATTCTGTTTCCAAGTTCTTTAAATGCTGGAATTCCTTTTGATATTTGAGAATCTGCTTTTTTGCTAATATCTTGAATAATCTCGTCAATTTTAGATTGATCGATTTTTTGTGTAGGTTCAGAAGAAAGATTATTTCTTCTTATGTAATCGAAGAAGATGGTAATAAGTGTTACTATTTTTTGACTAAAGTTGTTTTGTTTATCGTTATTTCTAGGATCATTTAGTCCAGTGATAGTATAGTCTTTATCAACTCCAATTCGTTCTTGTAATATTCGTAAAAATTGATAAAGAAAGTCAAATCGGGCTGCATTCATAGCAAACTTTCTCCATTCCCGTACAACCTTTATTGCTGCATTCGGAGGTGTTTGATCGCTTACAGTTATCTTAATTGGAGATTGTTCATCTTGAAGATCAAAATAGGCGTAGAACAATTGTTGGATGTTCTGTCCAGCTGGAGATAATAGTTTAAATAAACTGGAAAAGGATATAGAAGTTTTAAAAGGAATTGGTGCTAATCCTTTAGAAACAAAACCAAAAGGTCCTCCTCCTTTTGAAAGTGTAGTAGATTCAATGTCTTCTTTTAATCCTAACAAGTCTGTTATTAATTCCGAAGCATTGTAATTCTTATTGCTTGATACAATAAATTTGTTTTCTTGATCTTTAGTAACTTTGAGATTTGTAATGTTTTCTTGGATATCAAGAGCTTCTCGCAATATAGCATTTTCTTGGATCCTCTCTTTTAAAACATCAATGATTTGTGAGATTCTTTGTGTATCTGATAGTCCTTGTATACTATTGATCTTGTCAAGGGTTTTAGAATCTACAATCTGTGATAATTTGTCTAAAACAGCTTTAGTATCCAATCGGTCTTGTTGTAGACTTTTGATCTGTTGTTCTAAAGCTTTGAGCTTCTTTGTTAAATCATCATTTTCTCTAGATTTTTTAAACAAATCTTGTAATTCAGGTCTTAAAAACTTATCAATATTGACTTTTTCAGCTATCGCTTTTCCTACTAAAGCAATTTCAACATCTCTTAGTTTACTAATTTGATTTAAATACAATCCAATATTTTTAAGTTCTGGATTATCTGGGTTCGTTTTCGATAATTGTTCCAATTTATTGATAGCATCGATTATAGATTGAAGTTCCTTTGTTTGAGTTTGATCCTTCAACTCTTTTTGGATGGCAAGTACATTAGCATAATCTTCCTTTGCTTTAGAAATAATATTTGAAATGAGATTTTGGGTTGAATCTTGGAAAAAGTTTTGTATGGGAGCTTGGTTTTGAAGATCTTTAAGAGCCTTTTCGAGTTTTGCTTTTTCTTCTTGCAAATCTGTAATTTTATTTTGTTGTTGTGCATATTCTTTAACAGAATATCTATTCTGATCTTGCAAGTCTTCAAGTTCAGCTTTCAAAGTATTAACTTCATTATTGTATTTTAAGAGAATCTCTTGTTTTTCTTTTTGAAGTTTTTGTTCATTTTTCAAACTTTCTTCCAAAGCTTTAGATAATCCATCTTTGTTTGCTAAAGCATCTTCAAGCTCCTTAACTCTATTATTCGCAATTTGTATTTGTTTTTGCAAAGCCTCTTTTTCAACTTTAGCATTTCCTTCTAAAGCTCCTTGAGTTTGTCGTAAAATTTCGTTTTGAGCAATCAATTCATCAATATCTTTCTTTCTTTGCTCAATAGTAATTTTTAGACTATCACGTTCTTGTTCTACTTGAGATTTCTGTTTTAACAACTCTTGTTGATTTTTATTTAATGAATTAAATTGATCTTGTAAAGTATTGTAGGCCTTTGTAACTTCAGCTAATTTCTTTTCATTTTCTTCGATTTGCTTGATTTTATTTTGAATCTTTTTCTCTTGGTCTTTAATTATTTCTGTTTGTTTGTCGGTTGCTTGTGATAATGATGTGATTTCTTCTTGGTATCGTTTATTTTGTTCTTGAAGTGTTTGAAATTGTGATTTCAAACTTTCAAGATCAGCATTTTTAGCTCCAAGTTGTTTTTCTAATTGTTGTATTTTTGCATCAGTAATAGATTGATTTGCTTCAATAGTTTGAATAAAGTATTGTACAACACTTGATTGTAACTTTCCAGCGTTTTGAAAAAGTAAATCAAATATAGGTTTTTGAGCAACAGGAACTTCAATTCTTTTTAATGCATCAAGCTGGGCGTCACGAATAACAGCATTATCTAAGAAATCATTTCTAAGACTTTCTGAAGTTTTCGTTCCTAACGTTTTTAATTCATCGATAGATGCAAAATATTCTATTCCTTGGTTTTGAATTCTAGCATTTAAATCTGCAATTCCTAGTTCTATTTTATTTCTCTCGGTAACACTAGTTGATCTAAGTTTTAGGGCCTGAAGATCTCTAACTTTTTGAGCATTATCTTTTATAGTTTCTGCAAGTTGATCCAATGCAACTACTCTATCTCGAAATGCTTGTTGAGCAGAATTAAACCTTTTTTCCAAATCCAATAACTTTTTCTGAAGAGCAGTTTTTTGAGCATTAAAAAACTCTTTTACTAAGTTGTTTTCTGATTCAGAGTTACTAATCGTTTGAATTTCGGACTCTATTTGTCTTTTAAAATATGTATAATCTTGGTTTAGCTGCGTTTGAGCGTTTTGTACAAGTATTTTATTTCTTTCGATAGAACTTTGAATTCCGCTATTTAATGCTCCGACCAATTGTAATTCAGGAGATAAAAGAGTAACGTCAACTCCTTGTAAAATTCTTTGAGCCAATAAAGCTCTTTGTTCTTGTTCTAAACTTTGAGCGAATCTTGTAGTTGCTTCAATCAATTGTTCTTGTTTTTGTTTTTCTACATCCTTTCTTGATGCGGGGAATAAAGAAATAACAGGTCTTCTATTTGCTACAGTAGCTAATTGAGAACTTGTATTCAAAGTTCTTAAAGGTTGTGTTTGGTTTTGCTTTATAGAAACTAAAGGAACATTAATCTTTCTTCCAACAGTAGTAGGTTTTATGTTTCCAATAAAAAGACCTGAAGATTGACCAGGAGTTCCAAGTTCTTTCCTTGGTTCATTGACTTGATTTTCTTTATCTTTGGTACTTTGTAAATTCGCTTTTTCTACCGCAAAAACTTTCTGGCGATTTAAGATTGTTTCTTTCACTTGATCCGTCATGATGTCTTTATTTGAAAAACAAAAGAATCAACAACAAAATTTATCAGTTTTTTTTCCTGATAAACACTTCTCTTATTCTTCTTATCGGAAATTTTGGTTGTTTGTTTTTTTGTATCTATAGTTCTTGCCAAAGTCTTCTTACTGAAAAAACCTAAAGTCTTTTCTAATTATTAAACTATGAAGCTAGAAAAGATGAATGTAAGTATGTTTTAAATAGTCTAAAAAAGAAGAGTAAAGATGTTGGATTACTTTTAAGAACGGCGAAAAAAAGATAGTTGTGTTTTTCTGATGAATAGATTTAGGATCAAACAAGCAAAAAAAAACTGGTTTTTTTTGATTTTCAAAAAAAGATAAACCTTTTAAAGTAACCGAATAATTTTGCTAGAGTGAGAATAGTAGTTGAAAGAAAGCAAAAATGGCTTCTAAATCAAAAAGTTTATCGACTTCGTTTACTTCTTTCGGACAAGGAGCAAGTGTTATGGATTTAGCAGATAATTCCATCAATCTAGCTAATGAAGTTAATAATAGCAAGTCCTGTTATACTGGAGAAGTTTATCAACAAGCAATTAAAAATTATGGAGATGGAATCGACCTTTATGATAAACTTTTAGCAATGCCTGACATTCCAAAGAACAAAAGAGAAGCGATTGAAAGAAAGCAATTAGAAGCAGTTGCAAATGCTTATGAATTGTTGAATAAAATGGTTAGAGATTGCGGAATTCAAGATGGTTCTATTCAAGAACTCTTAATGAAAGATCAACTTTCACAAAAGAAAGACCAAAATTACGCAGATTCTTTCAGAAGAAAAGCAACTGATTCTGACGAAAAGAAAAGAGGATGGAGACAAGAAATTTTAGACTTGTTTCGATACAACCCATGCAGTTATCCAGACTTTTCTGATCTTGCAGGAGGTCAAGAATATCAACGACGATTCTTATTAGAACTTAATGCTATTCAATACAAAAACAGTGGAATCGGAGGAAGACTTGTTAATATCATTTTTGTTTA